ATCGGTGACGCGCACCCACTTGCCGCCGCTCCAGAACTCGCGCGCCGCCATCCAGCAGCTCTCGTAGACGCGGCGTGACCAGAACCTGAGCGCATCGGCCAACGGCTCGTTCTGCGCTGCACCGCCGGCCTGCATCGCCAACACAGCGCGGCCGGACAGCTCGCGCGGATCAGTGCCGCTCATGGCCGCATTCGGGCCGCTGAGCTGCATCTCGGCGGTGGCGTGTTGCAGCAACTGGAACTGGCCGGCAGCGAGGTCCGCGGTCTGCTCGATCTCAAACTTCAGCCCTGGCATCACCTCGATGTAGCCGTCGGGCTTGGCAACCTCACGCCTCGCCTTGTCGACATCGGGGACCGCGCCCTGCTCAGCGATGACCTGGCGCACGGACAACAGATGCAGCGCCTTGGAGCGCCGCTTGTTGATCTCGTCCTGCAGGCTGATGAGGCCCCTGACCATCCCGTAACGCTGGTTCTCCCGGTTTATGTATGAGCTTTGCAGCAGCAGCCCGCTGCACGACTTGCCCTTGCGGTCCTTGAACTTGGAGCGCTGCGGCGCGGCCAGCAGCCCGCTCTTGGTGTAGGTCGCGCGCCACCACGTCCCACGCTCGGACCAGTCGCATTGCACCAGCCGAATGCGCGTGCGGTTGTTGTCGGTCCAGAACGCGGTCTCAGGCCGGTCGTTGTACTGATAGTCCGTCGATGAGAACGAGGACTCGATTACGTCCTGCACATCCTCGCCGGGATACATCTCCTCGAGCGCATCGCGATCGGTCCAGATGACCATGCCCTTGTAGCGCGCGTCACTGAAGTCGTAGCTGCGGCTGTGCGGGTCGTACCAGATGCGATCCCACGGGATGGTCGTGATCGTGATGTTGCACGAGCCCTGCCCGTCGTCCTCGAGGCCCAGGTCAGCGCCACCGGCCCCCTCGATGAGCATGTTGGAGAACACTTCGCTGCGCACGATGGAGAAGTCGTTGTCGTCCGCGATGTAGCGCAGTGCCTGCGTGGCGGCGTCGGCACGATCCTCCTCGGCTGGCGTTCTCGCGAATGCCTTTGGGTCCGTGCGCGCCTTGCGCTCCATGCCGCACAACAGTTGAACTTTATCCGCGACCTTGTTCACCGTAATTAACGGTTGGCCGCGTTCCTTTAGTACCTTTATTTCATCTCTGGTCCATTGAACGTGATCGAAGTAGTCCCTGTCACGCTGGGCTAAATCAATCTCGTCCATGCGCGCCAGCTCGCTCTCCTCGAACCAGCGGATCAGGCGGGCGTGCAGGTCGTCCAGATCCTTCGGGTAAGCGTCAGGATCGCCGCCCGTCAGGTCACGGATCGCCGGCGGCGTGTCGGGGCCGCGGTCGCCGGTATGGACGTGGAGATGGATGGCGGTGTCAGACATATGCGGTCAGTTCGCCTTGCGTGCGGCCTTGAGGCGCTGGAACTCGTGCCACTGGTGCAGGAACTCGGCCCAGGTGATGCGCGGGTTGACGCGGCGCGCCACGTCCCACCACTCCTGCCGCTCGAACTCATTGAGGTTGGCTAAGCCGTTGTCGGGCATGGTGCACTTGTCTCGATCCGCGTCGATCCAGGCACTATCGCTTCGTCACTTCGGGTGTTTTCCTGCGCCTCGCCAATCGGGCGATTGGTCTACAGACGACTGAGGCGCTTGTTGCGTCCGCTAAGTTCTTGTTTGCGGACGGAATGCTCCGCGAGCCTCGTACGAACCCTGGCGATCTCGACCATCAGATCGCTGAGGTAGGTTGGCCTGCATCACTCAATCCTTTGTGCTGGCGGTCCCATTCATCAAACGCCTCACTGAGACGGCGGTGCAGCTCCCATCTTGTCATGGCCCACTTGGCCTCCTCCATCAGCTCCACGACCGTCTTTTGCGCGCACCAGTCGAGCACAGGGCGCCCCGCGTCAGTCGTCATTCACGGCAGCCCGAACAGCTTCGTGACGCGCCCCACCACCTCGGCCACGCACACCTCAGCGTAGTCGCGCAGCCAGCGGGCAACGAACGCAGCGCGCTCCTCGAACGGCGCTACATGCACGCCATCGCGGTCATACGCTGCCAGGTACGCCTCGGCCCACTTCTCCGGATCTGTGCCGACATGACGCTGGAACTCGGCGCCGCTCAGCGTGGTGGTGTCTGGCTTGTCGGTCAAGCGACTCTCCAGCTTTCCACTGCGCTCTGCGATGCGCGGGAGAACGCCCTGTCCCAACTGTCCTCTGGCGGCTTCGGCGCCAACTCGCGCACGAACGGCCGTGACATGCAGGCGTATCTACAACTGTCAGGCGCGTGGTCCTCCATGTCGCTGTCCACGTCCTCCGGCCGCGCGTCGTCGTGCTGCAGCGCCGGCAGCGTGCGGATCAGATCACGCGAGGTGCTGAACAGCAGGATCATCGGGCGCCCGTCAGCGTCGCCATCGAGCCGTGCGCGCACCTGGTCCCAGCCGCCCATGGCGCCACGCCCAGCCACGCGCTTGTTGTCCGCTGGCCGGAAGATCACGCCGCCGCCCATCATGCGGTGCGCGATGCTAGGGCCGCCGTCCTCGGCGAACATGGCGGGATCAGCGACACCGATCATGGGTTGCGGATCCTCGGCCTCGCGTGCCTTGATGCCGGCGGCGATGGCCTCTGCCGTCATGCGCAGCCCGACGTTCGGCTCGTTCGGCTTCATGCCGTACCATTCGCGGTAGTTGACCAGCGCGCCGCGAGCAATGTCGCGCACCGATCCATCCGAGACGGCCCACCAATGACACGCAAATGGTCGAGCAGATCCCCAATCGAACGACCTGAACCGTGGCCAGTGCTCGGGCAGAGTGCGCGGGGCGATGACATGGCGATCCATGCTGAACTCGGGGAAGAACGCACCGGACACGACCGACCAGTCGCCCTCGAGCCAGGCGCGCACCAGCTCGGGCGAGCCGGAGGCACGTAGGCGCTGCACGTAGTCTGCGCCGAGGTATGTGTTGTCGCTAACCCGGCTCGGTATGTAGATACGCTCGAGGCCGCTGCCATCGGTGAGCACCTTCCACCCCATCGGGGCTGGGTCAATGTAGCGTGCACGCAGCCACTGGTGCCCAGGACCACCTGGATTGCCGGTGAGCCGCATGCCGACCGGCACACCGTTGCCGCTGCGTAGCGTGGCCATCAGCTTCATAATGGGCGAGGGCGACGGGAAATTGCCGGCCTCCTCGATGTAGACACGAGTGTATGACGCCCCCTGATAGACCTCGGCGTCGGCATCGCGCTCGAGGTAGGCGAACGTCAGCCTGGCGCCGTTCGGCATGATGACGCGCATCGGGTTGACGGTGAACTGCGCGTTGACCTTGCTGTAGATCGCACGACCACGCTCGAACAGTTCGAGCAGCTCGGTGCGCGATCGCCGGACCATCAGGCCAATGGCGTTGGTGCCGTAGCGCTGCGAGTGCGCGGCCCATTCGCCCAGCACGGCGTCGCTCTTGCCGCCACCGCGGGCGCCACCGAAGAAGACCTCGAACACCGGGCAGTCGCAGAACGATGATTGCGGGCCTAGCTGTGGCGTCCACGCGGCCGCGGGCTTGGCGTCTGGTGCTACTCGTCCTGCCGGTCGTTCGTCGTCTCGTGCTCGATCAGGACGTTTACGGGCGCGTGCTGCCTGAGCCATTCATTGGTTCCGTCGATCGGTGTCGGCACGAAGATAGCGAACGGCTGTTGGTTGGGGCTCTCCAGCACGTCGGTGCCTTTCCAGCCCATACGCGCCTTGGTCCACCAGATTTGCGCGGTGGTGTTGTTGTGGCGTGTGGCGTTCTCATAGAGCGCCTTGGCGACGCGCACGTTGGCCTCGATCATGCCGGTATCGAGTTCGCGCCGGAAGTGCTTGTGCAGCGTCGGCTTGGTGATGTTGAGCGAGGTGGCGATGTCATCCTGGATGATGCCAAAGCCGGTCATCATGAGCACCTGGCGCCGCTGCTCATCAGTCGGCTTGAACAGCTTCTTGGATTGGAAACGGCGTGCCATCGGGTTTGGTTGCCTGTTGCCCTGTGAAGTTCTGCCAGCGCTGCACGGCCACGTCGCAGTATGTCGGGCTGATCTCGATTGCGTGGCAGGCGCGACCGGTCATTTCGGCGGCGATGATGGTGGTGCCGGAGCCGACGAACGGGTCGTAAACGGCCTGGCCTGGGCTGGAGTTGTTCTCGATCGGGCGCTTCATGCACTCGACTGGCTTCTGGGTACCATGCCCAGACCACGCGTCCTCAGTGCCAGTCATGCCACCCTTGAACGCTGTGCGGTTAGCAATTTCCCAGAGCGTCGTCTGCTTACGATCGCCCGCCCAATGCCCGGTCTTGCTTTTGCGCACGGCATACCAGCAAGGCTCGTGCTGAACGTGATAGTCGCCGCGTCCGATCGGAAAGTGCGGCTTTGCCCAGATGATCTGCATCCGGACCTCGAAGCCAGCGGCGATGAGCGCGTTGTAGTGGTCGACCTGCATGGCACCCGGCGGGTGCCATTGGTAGACAACATCGCCGGGGAATAACAGCCAAGCGTCACGCCAATCAGCGCGAGCGTCGTTCTCAACGGTCCCGGTCGATCTCGACCGGGACCAACCGATGTTCGGCGCGCGATTACGCCAGTCTGGATCGTAATCGACCCCATAAG